CCTTGAGCGGGAGCTGCCCGTTCGATTCGGCGTTGCTGGGGTTGTTCGGTGCGGTGTCTTTCGGGCTTGCCAGGCCGCCCTGGGTGACGTTCATGGGCACGATCAGGTCTTCGGTGCCGGGCAGCAGCGGAAGGTTCAGCCGGGCGCGGGCTTCGGAACGCGACATGACAGGCGCACCGACGAGAGCGGACAGTGCTGCGGCCTGTTCCTCGAAGTCGCCGCGTAGCTTCTCCGCCAGGTTGAACTCGACATAGGTGCTGCCATCCAGAGCACCCGGGTCGAGGTCGATCAGCAGTTGTGTCTCGATGTCCTGCGAAAGCTGCGTCAGCCACGGACCCAACGAGTCCTGGTACAGGATTTTGTGGACCGCCGGCACCGACGACTGGGTTCCGCCTGCTGTCGGCGATCCGAGCATCATCGGGTGAACGTGGTAGAGCATCGCCACTTCATCGAGCGTGCGGGTCCGCGATTCGACATACTGCGCGTCTTTGGGTGTGACCCCAGCGTTGACGAACTGCATGCCTTCTTCCAGGACGGGGGTGCCGCCGACTTGCGGGCCGTCTCCGCTGTACTGGTTGCGCCAGTCCTGCGTGAAGCGGTCTTTGGCTTTGTCGGACCATGCCGGTGCGTCCAGCGGTCGGGCGATGTAGCCGGCAACCCTGGCCCCGTTGGTCCACAACTGTTCCCGGAAGCTACTGGCGGCGTAGTCATCGGCGAGTATCTGGCGCAGCGTCTCGATGGGGCTGTACCCAGTCCGCGGGTCGTCCGGGTCGTACAGGTGGAAGTGCACGACATCTTCGGCGGGGAAGACGCGGGCGCCGCTGTTGCCGGAGAAGCGGTAGTCGGGCGGGTTGACGAAATCTTCACCGATGATGTCCATGAACCGCCGCGGTACCGGCAGCACACCGAACTGCCCGCCCTTGAACTTCATCTTCAACCAGAAGGCATCACCGAAGATGCACAGTTCATGCATCGTCCAGCTCACCAGCTTGTATTTGGTCCACTTGCTGCCGACCACCGGCATGGGGTGTTCCATGAGCACCGACAGCGGATGGTCCAGCAGCTTGGTCCGGTCTTCGCCGTTCTTCTGGTAGACGTCCAGGCCGAGCTGCGCCACATTGCGGGCCAGGAAGTCCACGACGGTGCGCAGTGCCGGCTGGGTCTGGTAAATCTGCTCGTAGGTGTAGGACACCTGTTGGGTCATCTGGATGGTGGCCCCGGGCAGCGAGCGGGCGGAGGCGCGTGGTGGTAGGGCGCGGCTGTTTCCCCAGGCCCATGGGGTGATACCGGTACTGCGCTGCGCGGACCGGACCTGCCCGGCGGAGATGTGGAACGACACGGGTCACCCCACTTTCGGTGCGGCTACCTGGATGAAAGCGATCCGGTCACGGTCGATGTAGATTTCGCCGTCCATCGGTGCCGGGTTGACGCTGGCTTCGTGCAGTTGCGCATCGGCGAGCACCAGCCATTCACCGGCTGTGCGTAGCAGCACCCCGGCTATCGCCCGGTCGTTGAGCAGCGACACCAGCACCCGCTGGCGCATCGGCAGCCGGCGCCACCTCACGCCGGCTCACCGGTGTCGACACCCGGCTCGGGTAGGAAGTCTTCGCCGCGCAGTGTCGCGGCGGCTTCCTGGTCGATGGTGACTTCGCCGTGGTGTTCGGAATCAAAGCGCAGGTGCCACAGTCCGGCTTCGGCACCGGCGAGGATGTCGGTGACCCGGTCCAGCACCCAGGCTTCGCAGGTGGGGTCGGGGCTGTGCCCTGACGCGGTGAGCTTCCAGGGCATAGCCGTTCCCCTTATCTAGGCGATCATCATTCCGCCGTCTTCGTATGCACTACGTTTCGGCTTACGCGCCAGTGCCGCGCGGTACCCGTTGGCTGCCATCGCCAGTGCTGGCACGGCATCGATGCGGTGCTTGTCGCGTTCCCGGTTGGGCTTGTCGGGGCGCACCAGGTTCGTGTCGTACGGCGCGCGTTTGACGGTCACCGACTCGAAGCACAGGTTGGCGATTTCGTTGCCGTGGTGTGCCAGCAGTTCGTCTTTGCAGAAGCCCATGACATCGTTCATACCCGGCGTCATACGGTCGTATGTGGAGCGATAGCCGGTGACTTCGTCTTTGTCGATGTCGAGCTTGCAGACTTCCGCGACCTGCTGAATGACCGGCCAGAAGCTCCACTCGTCGGCGTCGATGCTGGCGATCTGGAAGTCGCGGGCGTCTTTGGCGATGTCTTTGGCCACCTGTTGGTAGTCCGTCACGTTCCCAGGAGTGACAGTTACCCAGCCCTTTTTCGCCCATCGGGACCACTTGCCCTGGTGATGTTTGTCCAGGTACTCCAGCCCTGATTCGGGTAGCCAGAAACGCCACAGCACATCCATGGCGCTACCGTCGACAGTGGGGAACAGCAGGCACCATGCGGTCAGGTCGAACTGTGAGGCCAGGTCCAGTCCCGCATGGCACAGCCGCTTGGCCAGTTGCTTGCGGCCCCAGTTCGGGTTGGGCCACAGGTCGCCGGTGTTCGCCAGCCAGACGTGCGAGGGCATCCACTTGGTGCTCGCCGAAACCCACTGCGCCAGCCGGTAGGTGCGGAAGCTGTTCTCTTTCGTCGGATCGTTTTTTGCTTCCAGCGCCTCTTCGCGCAGCGCGTCGATGGACAGGAAGTCCCCGAGTGCCGGGTTGGCGTGGTACCAGTTGGCTTCATCCCAGGGGTCGGCGTCCATGGGGGTGTTGCGGATGCAGGTGAAGATGTGCGGCGCCCGCTTCGGGTCTTCGGATATCTGCACCATTTCGTCGTGGAGCTGTTTGCCGAATCCGGTGTTGTCGACGCTGGGGGTGGTGATAGCGACCATGAGAGGCTGCAGACGCGAACCCATACCGGTGCGCAGGGCATCCCACAGTTCCGCGTTGGCGGACACGGCGACCTCATCGAGGCCGATGCCATGCGGATTCCCGCCCAGGTTGCCTTCCGGGTCTGCCGCGATCACCTCATAGTGAGAGTTGGAGCGTTCGTGCAGGATGCGCCGGGGCATCTTGTAGGCCTTCAGATGCTTCGACAGCGTCTTCGACAGCAACACCATCTGTTTGGCTACATCGAAGACTTTGGCTGCCTGGTCGCGGTCTGTGGCGCCGCCGTAGATTTCAGCGGACTCTTCCCCGTCGGCGCAGACCAGGTACAGGAGGATGCCAGCGAGAATTTCAGACTTCCCGCATTTTCTCCCTAGCTCGATGTAGACGATGCGGTGCTTGCGCACATAGCATTCGCCCTCGTCAGACCACCGCACCTCACCGAACACCGGGGCCAGGATTTCGTCGATCTGCCACTGCGCCGGTATGAACGCCCGACGCGCGAACCGGCCCTTGGTGTGAACCAGCAAATTCGAGAAGAAGCCGATGACGTGGTCTACCCGCGGCTGGCACCGATGTGAACCGACCTCACGACAGGTCACCCCATCGTGTGTGCGTCCACAAGGCGGCAAAGACGGCATCTCGCACCCCCCTTGCCGTAAGGTTCCCGGCACACCCCGCGAAGATTGACGAGAGCTGGGCGGAGCTATGGGGGCATCTCGTAGGCGGGTCCGGGCGACGGCGAAAGTTCTGCCGGGCTGCCCCGCGTGCGGCGCCGATCAGGGTGCGGTCTATGACACATCGCGGCGCCGGCTGGCCTGGGTCCGCAAGTTGGCGAAGGTGGCACCGAAGAAACAGGAGCCGGTTGCGCGTGGTGAGAAGAGTTTTTTTGCTACGGGTGCAGCGCTGGTGGCACCGCCGCCAGCAAGCATTGCAGTACCAACCCCGCCACCAGCTCATGGACCAGAGGCGGTCGAGGCGTTGGTGGCGGGGCTGACCGCGGCGTTGGAGTCGGCGGAGCGGATCATCGCCGGGGTTCAGATCATCGCCGAAGAGTTGAACAAGCCTCGCCCGTATCCGGCGCACCGACCGTTCAACATGAACGTCGGTCGGCACCACATCCGCAATGAGCCGGTGTCCACGACAGCGACGTTCCGGCCGCACACCGACTACCTGCAGACGTGGGGCCGGGGATGAAGCGCAAGGGTCGGGGTGTTTCATGCGCCGTAATACCAAGGCGGTCCGGGGTTCTCCCCCGGCACCATGCTCCGACCCTTGCGCAGCACATCGTACACACCAGAGCGAACAGGCGATCAGCGACGGCCCGCCATCGACAGCACCGCCAACGCGATGAGCACGATGGCGATGGTCTGTATCAGCGCAAGCGTGAAACTCATGACAACCCCCGGGATGTGAGGCTATGCGGGAATCGATTCAGGTCGCGTTGAAGGTGGAGGCGTTCCTGCCGGGACGCCCCCACCACCCCGACCGTGGAGTCTCCATCAACTGCCGCACCACCATGGGCGACACCGGTGTGGGCAGCATCGCCGAAAGCATGTACGAGTTGGCGATCAACCTGCGCGAAGCGGGCCTGATCAACTGGAACGGCAAGGGCCGCACCCTGATCACGCCCCAGTGGTCGTTGTGGATGGAGCGGCTACGCCGTGAGGAAGCGCTCGGCGGCGTCGGCATCGCCGGGCTTATCGCCGACCTTGATGCCGGCCCGTGAGGCGGGGCTCAGGCCGAAGTTGGCGCC